TGAAAAGACAGTAAAATGGCTATAAAAAAACCGTACCTTACCGGTACGGAATACAGGTGGGGCGAGTGGGAATCGAACCCACAAGACCTTGCGGTCGGCGGATTTTAAGTCCGCTGCGTCTGCCTGTTCCGCCATCGCCCCGTATATGCTGATTTGCCACACAAAATAAGCACGAATGCCCATATATGGTGGTTGAAAATCTTGTGCGTCTTATATAATCCTGTGACCGGCAAAAGTCCAAAAAAAAATCAAAACAGCAGTCTGTATGCAATGAACGCGATCAGGCACAACGCGGCCAGCGCCAGGCCGCCAATGTTGCGCAAACGGTTGTTACGCAGGTACTCCTCTCGCGCCTGCCGGTACGCTGGATCATCATCATATTTTGACATTGGCAATCACTCCCACACTCAGCCCAAAGCCGAAGGCAACCAGGATGGACACCGGTTCCAATGGCATTATGGGTAGGATCATAAATGCGCTTGCGGCTGTTATCAGCCCCAGGCGCAGCGGCATCCACCGATACACATACCGATGGATGGTGATGATCTCAATTTTTAAACGTTCTGCTTCACTCAACCTCTGCCAATCTTTGCGATGTAGTGCTGCCACGAGTCCCCTTTTCCCGGCGCTCAATGTACGCTTCAACCATGGCGATGATGTCATCCTGATCATCGGCCGGTAGCTGGGCCATCATACGGTTGAGCCTTGCCAATCGCGGATCTTCATTGTCCCCACTTTCTGGTAGCAGGCCGGCCAATTGAAAGACCTTATCGGCCGGATAGCGAAAAGCGCGCGCAATACCCTCGCACGTTTCGGGGCCAGGCTTGCGCTGCCCATTGATCAGGTTGGCAACCGCACCCCTGCTGATACCAGCGCGGCGGGCCAGTTCAGCTTGCGACCACCCACGCTTATTCATTTCTTCGATGAGCCAATTGGTAAATGCGTTCACGGTTGAATACATTATGCACCCCCGCCTATATTCTGTGGTATTCGTTATGTATTCCCTATTGACACCCTTAAAATGCCGTGCTATAGTATTCTCAAGAATACCTTTGAGCTTCAGGAGAATATTATGGCGAAAGACAAAAGGCCCCCATTACGCATCTGGGAACGAACGTGGGAGAAGCTGCGCCAGCTGGCGGCCGCCGACCGGCGAACGCTGGTGGCGGAAATTGACTGGCTGGTCGATATGGAAAATGACAAGCGCCAGGAAGAAGCAAAACAGGCTACGGCCAAGGAGTGAGTATGGACGAACGCGGCCCGACTTACATGGAGTTATTGGATTACTTCGTCAATCACGCCAGCGACATTGACAGCGACATCCGCGACCAGGCGATAGTGGCATTTAAAAGAGCGCGCGTCGGCAATTTTATTACAAGCTGGTACAGCCTGCCCTACCCAGATGACACAAGTGATATGCGCACCCATTTTTGGCTTGAAGTTTTGAGGGAATTGGGAAACGCAGCTATCAGTAAGCCAATGTGCCGGTTCGAGGACAGCAATCACCTTGTATACCGTGAGTATATGTTGTTTTTGCTCAACAGAAACAACCGGAGTAATTCGGGCGCTATTCCGGAATCTTCCGGAAACATTCAGGAGGACGAAATGACTGAATCGCGCCCATGGCCGAACAACATGATTGTATATCGCAACGAAGCTGCCGCCAGCCTGGCGATTGCCAGCGAGAAGCTGCAACGCTTCATCGTGGATGAGGACAATGCTGACGTAATCGTTATGCAAGCCCTCATCGAAGTAAACAACGCTTTGCGATTTTTGGAGCGGGCAGGAGCGCCAACCATGCCCCCGCAGAGAGGAGTTTGAAATGGATCAGGCGCAGCCCGTTGCAATGGTCAGCGTTCCTGCTGACCTATTGAGAGAGTCACTGAAGGCGGCAAGGTACTACGGGTTTGAAATCGAAGTTTCAGAAGAATCGTTACGCCAGCTTGTGCGCTGGTTGATCAACACAAACGGTCATTTTGCCAATGGGTTCGCGGATGAGCTCATGAAATTGGGAGGCGGGAATGACAAGGACGGGGACAGGAATAATGCTGATGCTGATACTCGCAGCCTTCTGGATCTTATGGACAGCGGCCGCTCCAGCGGTGGGCCCAGCGATTGAGGAACTGGTGGTATCGCAGCATGCCCAGATGAAACACCAAAGCGACCTATGGCCGTCTGGGCATATCTATGACACGTTCGCCAGGTACAGCAAGGGTGATGGTGACGGTCCATGCAAACAGATTGTTGTGGCGTACTGCCCGGCTGCAGTCAAGGCGAATGGCACACCCAACCCGCACTTCAAGGCCATGTGCCGGATTTCAGGTCAGACGCCAGATACAGGAATATGGCTTTACATGGTGCTGGGTGAATATCGCAGGGACACATTGGTAACGGCTTTCCAGGTATCTGATTACAAGTACCTTTCAAACAAAATTCTGGTTGACAAGTGCAAACCATCAGACATAACGGCAATTCAGAGGTTCTTCCGATGAGCAATAAGCACCCGAAAGACCTGTGCGCCTGCGGCAAGCCGAAGGGCATCAAAAGCGCCCGCTGCCGCACCTGCGAGAACAAAAGCAGGGCTCTGGGCGTGGAACTGACCGCCAGCGAGTATTACCACAGATACACCCTGGCAGCCAGGGCAAAGAACCCAGACAGGCACGCTGCGCACGAAGCAGTACGCAAGGCGCTGCGGGCGGGCGAACTGGTAAAGGGACCGTGCGAGGTCTGCGGGAAAACGGAAGATGACGGCATCATCATCCAGGTACATCACTGGAGTTATGCCACACGGATTATCGGGTTTGCGTGTGCGGGTAAGTGTCACTTACAGCTCGACCGCATGCGAAGAATTATCGAACGGCAGGAAGCCATTATTGGTAGCAAGGTTCCATGGGGTGCTGGAATGGAAAGCAGCGACGGTTTCTCTTTCTCCTTTCCCGTCGCAAGGGAGGATCGTAACCTCCCTGCCCCAGTCGCCGGATAACCGGCAAACACAGCGCCAGCAGTAGGCGCACCCTTACAGGTCAATCGAATATCTTACCGGTGGTTCTACACGTTGCAGCGTGCCAACCACTTACCTTGCCGTCTGCAAGCGGCAGGGTGACAGGAGACGGATATGATGGAACAAGCAATTACTTTGACTGGAGCACAAAATTTCTCTCAGGAACAGGTTGATCTCATCAAGCGCACCATCTGTGTGGGAGCAACCGACGACGAACTTGCCCTGTTCATCCAGCAGGCACGGCAGACCGGACTCAACCCGTTTGCCCGCCAGATATATGCCGTCAAACGCTGGAACTCGCTGGCACGTCGGGAAGTGATGATGACGCAAGTCAGCATTGACGGGTTCCGCCTGGTGGCGGAGCGCACAGGACATTACGCCGGACAGGACGGGCCATACTGGTGCGGGCCAGACGGCGAATGGGTTGACGTTTGGCTGAAACCGCAACCGCCGATGGCTGCAAAGGTTGGTGTATTCAAGGTTGGCTTTGCAAAGCCTCTGTACGCGGTGGCCCTATTCAGCGAGTATTGCCAGACAAACAAAGAAGGCAATCCCACAACCATGTGGAGCAAGATGCCCGCCCTGATGCTGGCAAAGTGCGCTGAAAGCCTGGCGTTACGTAAGGCTTTTCCGCAGGAGTTGAGCGGCATGTACACCGTTGAAGAAATGGGGCAATCCGACAATCGCGCTCCATTCGCAATCGCAGATGCCGTTCAGCATGATGGCGTGATTACTGCCAATGCAGCCGCGTCGGTTGTTTCGTACAAGAAGCCCAGCCCGAAGTTGCTGGAGCGGTGGGGTGAGCTGCTGGACAGCGCCAGTGTGCTGGGAATCGTCGCGCCGGTTGTTGATCTGCAAACCATCGGGCATGACGAACTGTTCAATATCGCGCACGCACTTGCTGATGCAATCGCTGCGAAGGAAGCCGAAATCGTCGACGCCGAGCCGGTGGATGAATTGCTGTAGAGGAAACCATGGACGAAATTGAACTTGCCAAACTATTTACCGAATACGCTGCGACAAAGAACTATTTGCAACGGCTTGAAGCCCAGATCAAAACAGCAGTATTGGAAATTGGCGAAAGCCGCAAAATCGCTGGCGTAAACGCGAAGTTTTATGCACCTGGCTTCGAGACCCCCGATTACCAGGCAGCAGCACAGGCAGCAATGCCACAGGGCTTTGACCTGACCCCATTCCAGACCGTCAACCCTGTGACCCGCTGGAAGGATGTTTGCGCCGCCCTCGGTGTCGAAGCTCCCCAGGGTTCTGAACGGCCTGCACGTGTGGTGGTGGGGTGAACCATGACTGAGAAACAGGAAAATCTTTCCCGTATCCTGGCGGTTATCAACCACCGCAACGCGCTCCTGAAGAAAACGAACGCACGAGCCATTGCGCTCATCGAATTGCATCTGATGAGTTGCGACGCCCTCAAGGTGGTTCGCCTGCTGCTGGCGGACATTGCGGTTGACATTCGCGCCATCTTTGACTTTATCCGCGAATGGTTTGCGTACCGTCTCCTCATCATCGAGGTAAACAGCATGACCGACGAAGAATTTGAACGCGAACACAGTCGCCATTTCCCCGTCTCCCCTGAAAGCCTGGGTGTCACCCCCGACACCCAGGCGGAGGGAGAGGCATAACCCACGCAGCCCCACCCCCGCTCCGCTGACCCGATAAGGCACTGCCACTGGAACGGAGCAAACATCACAGCCAGCCATCTCATTACGAGAGCCAACGGCAGCGGAGCGGG